AGTTCCAGTTATTAGCTGGAGTATGGCAGTGGCAAACTAATTTGCCTTAACAAATAGAATAAATACTGTAGAATAAGGAACAAGTGAGATGTCATATACAATAACTAGAACAAATGGAGCACAAGTTGCAGTGGTTGCGGACGGCACCATCGATGCAACTCTTGATCTGAAACTAATTGGTAAGAATTATGCCGGTTATGGCGGAGTACAAAATGAAAACTTTGTATATCTGCTTGAAAATTTCGCATCAAATAACCCTCCACCTAGGGCAATCTCTGGCCAAATCTGGTTTGATAGTAGTGCAAGCAAACTAAAGTTTTACGACGGAGTTAAATTCCGTACAACAGGTGGCGCCGAGATCAGTGCAACTGCCCCAACAGGGCTAACTGTTGGCGATTTCTGGTTTGATACAACTAACAAGCAATTATATGCATGGGACGGCTCCGCATACACATTGATTGGACCACAAGGCGTAGCTGGTTCTCAAACAGTTACACAGATGCGATCAATCAGCCTATTAGATACAAGCGGGAATCCGCATGCAGTTATACAAGCTATTGACGATGACGTTACAATATTTACAATTAGTACTGAAAATTTCACATTAAATGCAGTGAATCCAATTGATGGTTTTGAAAATATACATCAAGGAGTTACTTTATGCTATACTAACGATGATGGTGTAAGTAATTTGGGACAAACGCAGACCGGCCATAGATTTTGGGGAACTGCCACTGACAGCGAAAGACTAGGCGGCCTATCAGCTAGCTCATTTATTCAAACAAGTAATGCAACTTTTAGTAATCCAGTTCAATTTTCACATGCAGGATTTACAGTTGGCAATCCACAAGCATTGCTTCGTGTTTTTAACGATGCAGAAACTACTCCTACGATATATAATCAACAAGGTAAAGACATTGTTTTTAAAACAACTATTTCTGGAACTCCATCTACATCAAACATTAAATTTACCGGCCGCACTGATACAACATATGTAGACGTATTACCTAGTATAACTTTAGTATCAAATATTGGTTCTCTAGATTTTAAATTTAATAATGTATATGCTGATAAATTTAAAGGAATTGCTGATAAAGCCGATCTATTAAGCGTTAATGGAAGCTACCGTGCAGCCAGTACTGACTCTAGTACTAATACTATTGCCGCTAGAGATGTTAACGGTTACATAAATGCTGTAGTTTTCCAAGGTGTTGCAACTAGTGCTAATTATGCTGACTTGGCTGAAAAGTATCTTGCAGATGCAGAGTACGAAGTTGGTACAGTTGTAATGGTAGGCGGAGAAAAAGAAGTTACTGTTGCTCAAGTTGGATTCCGTGCATTGGGAGCAGTTTCTGCAAATCCTGCGTACATGATGAATAGTGCATTAGAAGGCGGAACATATGTTGCTCTTAAAGGCCGCGTTCCTGTTAAAGTAAAAGGATCTGTTATTAAAGGACAGCGATTAGTGGCCGGTCAAGATGGTACAGCCCAATCTGCAATGGGTAATACTGCTGATGTATTTGCAATTGCATTGGAAACAAGCAATGACGCATTGGTTAAACTTATAGAATGTGTTATTTTATAATGATAACTATATTTGGACATAAAGGATAACTCATGGCAGGCTTTGGCACACAGATTATAGCAACAGATTATAATGCTATACAATCAAAAATAAGTAATATTTTAGGAACAGGATCTGCTGACTATGGCTACGGCCAGACTGTAGCAAGTGCCCAAGTTGCTAGAAATAATAAAATTACAGTTGCACAGTGGAATAATTTAAGAAATGATTTGCTTAAAGCAAGACAGCATCAAACAGGAAACGATGAAACTGGATTATTAGTATTTCCAACTACTAGCACAACAATCAAAGAAGTAGATCGTTCTGCCTATAATACTTTTGCAGACATAATTACTAGTAATCGATTGACTACTCCTCCAGCTACACAAGGATCGCTAGGAAATTTTACCCCAGTTACTAGGACCAGTCCGTGGGCTTCTACAATTAGTCATACTGTTACTGTTACATTTGCATCTGCTGATGACGCCCGCTTTTATTTTAATAGTGGCGGAAATTTTAAATTCAGTGCCAGTTTTACAAATTATACCAACGATACTAGTTATCTTGTTAATAGATCTTGGTATACGTTGTTGACTAATATGGGCATCATATCAATGAGTGCTATTACTACTACTAATACTGGTACAGGAACCCCGCAGAATATTGGATGGTATAATTTAACTACTACAAATCAGTTAATTTTTACAAAATTAGTTGACGCCGCTGACAGCCAATACTCTCCAAATCAGTATGATTTATATGCTAGACGAAATGCAGGGTCTACACAAGTAATCTTTACTCCAACTTTTTCTTATACATCCGCAGGCGCAGGCGGTTATGCGTACGAGCCAGCAAATGGTACATTGACTAGTATTCCTCAACAGTATTATGCTACAGGTTCCAATGTATCAATAACTCCACCAACTGCTGTAGTTTCAGGTTTATAACTCTAAATTCATTGACTAGATAATTAAAGTAGTGTATTATACTACTTGTGGAGTTATCTATGGACGAAAGAATTGAAAAAGCGTTTGAAACAGCCAATTATATGGCTACATTATCAAACCAACGAAGAATCATTTTAGAAGAATTTAATCAACAGCTAATTTATTACATTAACGGTGCTGTATTTAAAATTGACAACAATTTGATTACTTACACTAAGACAGTATTGGATCTTGGGCATACATCAGACGTTGTATTTGTTGATTCAAACAATTCTCCTGTGCAAATTCAAGATGTGCAGGAATTTTTTGATGCTGTTACTGAACAGTATTTTCTTGCTTTAAATACGTATTCAAATAAATTTTCTGAAATCAAGAAACAACGTAAAGTACAAGGCGTGATCGAATTATGAAATGTGGAGCAGTGATATTTGCCCAGAATAATTCTGCAATAGACTACGTTAAAATGGCAGCTTTCGCCGCCACACGGATAGACAAGTTTTTAAAAATTCCAGTAACTATTATTACAGATAGTAAAAGCTGGTTATTAGAGAGCCAACCTGATCATATATTTGATCAAATAGTCGAAATACCTGATAGTGCGGCATTTCATACTCGTAGGTTTAATGACGGATCGTTATCTTCTAAAATTCTTGATTGGAAAAATATGTCAAGAAGTCAAGTGTACGATTTAACTCCGTATGATAGAACACTTGTAATTGATAGCGACTATATTATTAATTCATCTGCACTTGCAGGTGCATTAACACACGATGCAAACTTACAAATATACAAAGATAGTTTAGATATTTCTAACTGGCGCACAAATAAAGAATACGTTAGAATTAATCCATATAGTATTCCGTTTTATTGGGCTACTACTTTTATATTTGAAAAAAATCCAGTAATGAAAACATTTTTTGATTTAATTGAATATGTAAAATTAAATTGGAATTATTTCAGAACTTTATACAGTATTGAATCTCCTACGTTTAGAAATGATTTTGCTTTTAGTATTGCTATACACATTATGAATGGCAAGGGTAACGGAACATTTGCAGACGAATTGCCTGGCAAAATGATCTACTCCACCGATCGCGATATTCTTATCACAATGGATGATACTACTTTGAAATTTCTCCTGGAAAAACAAGATTATCTTGGAGAATATATTGCGGCAAAAACAAAAGATATTGATGTCCACGTTATGAATAAAGCTAGTTTAAGTCGGTTTATTGACGGAGGTACAGGTGTCTAAAGGTTTCTTAGTACTCGCACAAAATACAGATGCTGTGGATTATATTAAACAGGCATATGCATTGGCATTATCAATCAAATATAGTCAGACATCGGTGCCAATGATATCATTGGTCACAAATGATAAAGTTCCAAAAAAATACAAATCTGTATTTGATCAAATTATCCCAATTCCAGGTAATGACGACGCAGTTGATAAAGAATGGAAAGTCGAAAATCGCTGGAAATTATATCATGCAAGTCCGTACGACGAAACTATTATTTTAGATACTGATATGTTGTTGTTGGATGATGTCTCGTCATGGTGGAATTATTGCGAACATTTTAATATTAGATTTTGCTCCGATATTAAAAATTACAAATTGGAAACAATTGTAGATACTGTGCATCGTAAAGCATTTATTTCTAACAATTTATCTAATCCTTATTTTGCATTACATTATTTTAAAAAATGCGATGAAAGTCTTGTTTTTTATAAAGCATTGGAATTTGTATGTAATAACTGGGAATGGGCGTATTCTGAATTCGCACCTGTAGATTATCAGCCCTGGTTAAGTATGGATTTAGCCAGTGCTATTGCAATTGAACTGTCTGGTATGCAAGATGATATGTTTGATATAAATTCACCATTACACTTTGTGCATATGAAAACTCCGTTACAAGCATGGCCGATATCTCCAGTTAGTTGGCAAAATACTGTTCCCTATGTATTAACATCCACAGGAAACTTAATTGTTGGTAATATTAAACAGCCCGCACTATTCCATTATGTGGAAAAGAATTTCCTAACAGACAACATACTTAATAGATTAAAGGAATTGGCAGATGGAAGATATTGAAGATTGCCTTACGCCAGAAGAAATTGCAGCCGCAATGACTCCTGTGGTACAAACTTACCGATGCTATTTTAATATTAAAACTGGTGATATACTGGCTATTTCAAATGAAGAAAGCAGCCAATATGAACACGCTATTGTAATGGATTATCCACTATACGAAAAGTTTGTAATGGGATTAGAACAATTTAAAGATTGGGTAGTGACACGAACAAAAAATCCTGACAGCGAATCTGGATTAGAGATTGTTCCAAGAATGCAACAAGAGTTGTTTTTTAAAAACAATATGTTTGAATGGATTACCGCTAAACCTACTAAAAACACTGAGTTAATAATACATTGGAGCCCGAACGAAAGTATGTGGATTTTCTTAATATCCGATAAAGTTAGACAACAGTATTATGATAATACGTATCCAATGGAAACATTGACTTTTTTTGTTACATTGGAAACTGATTTTGATTTTTTAGTTAGAACAATTACTATTAATATCAAAGATTTAGTATTAGATAGGGTATGTGTGCCTTTTATAAGCGGTGTAGAAGAAAAAATAGATAAAATTTCAATATCTACTAAATCCTTATTTTCATCATATGGATTAACAATTTGGAAGAAAATAGAAGAATGAGCAAGACAATAAAAATTATAGACCAGGATATTATATTTCTAAGCTACGACGAACCTAATGCTGAAAAGCATTACGCGGATTTAGTTGCTAAAGTACCTTGGGCAAAACGTGTACATGGTGTTAAAGGTAGCGACGCCGCACATAAGGCATGTGCCGCAAAATGCGAAACTGAATATTTTGTCACAGTGGACGGCGACAATATCATTGATCCAAAATTTTTAGAAGTCGAAATAGATATAGACAAGTTAGGTTTAACTAAGGATCACGTGTTTAGCTGGTGTGGTCGAGTTCATGTAAACGATCTTATGTATGGCAATGGCGGCCTTAAAATGTGGACACCTAAGTTTGTCAACGAAATGAAAACACATGAAAACTCTGATGCTGGCGATACTAAAGGTTTAGTAGAGTTTTGCTTTGATGACAAGTATTATCAGTTCAATGAAAACTATAGCGAGAGTTTTACCAATGCCACGCCTTTCCAAGCATGGCGTGCAGGTTTTCGTGAAGGTGTAAAAATGAGTTTAGACCAAGGTGCTAAAGTTTCTAATCTTAAAAACATATGGTGGCAAAATTATCATAGATTACTCATATGGTGTAATATTGGTGCCGATGTTACTAATGGATTATGGAGCATATATGGTGCAAGAGAAGGTGCTTATCTTACCAATTGCACCGATTGGGATTATAGTAATGTTCGTGATTTTGATTGGCTCACAACCCAGTGGGAAGAAAAATACAGCAAGATTACTGATAAAATGTTGCCCTATGAAATTATGGGCCTGGGTGAAACTTTAATTCACGAATGTGACTTAGAGATTAGTAGTATTGACCAAAGCGGTAGTAAATTTTTTAAAACAGTGTTTAACAACACTCCCCGGATTATAAGGAAACGATAATGTACGACATTATTTTTATCAGTCGAAATAATAAAAGTTCTGAATTAGATTTTGCTAGATTAAAACAAACTTGGCCCTTTGCAAAGACTGCTAATTCGTTTAGAGACGCACAAAAAAAATCTACAACTAAATTGTTCTGGGCAGTATGGCCCGATGTAGTAGTAGACATAAATTTTAATTTTGATTATCGACCACCCGTACACGAAGAAAAATATGTTCATATTTGGCCAAATAGTGCTGACCGAAATTTGCCATCTGTAGGATTGTTTCCTAAAGATAAAGAAGTGACTGACAAAGAAATAGAAAATAGATTCTTTTCAGGCATGATAAAAATGAATACAATAGCAAGTCATACCAAGTATTATGACATTGTGTTTATTGCATATAACGAAGAATACGCAGATGAAAATTACGAAAAACTAATAAGACACGCAGGAGTTCAACACAACGATATTCACAGAATTGACGGTGTCAAAGGAATTCATCAAGCACACATAGCCGCTGCCGAAGTTGCAACTACTAACATGTTTTGGGTAGTTGATGCAGATGCTATTATTGATCCTCAATTTAGATTTAATTCTATGTTGTCCGAAAAAGAAAATGATATTGTTCACGTTTGGCGTAGCCGTAATCCAGTAAACGGATTAGAATATGGCAATGGCGGCGTAAAATTATTACCGCGTGATCTGACACTAAATCTTGATATCAATAGCACTGACATGACTACAAGCATTTCTAGTAAATTTAAAGTTATGCCAACTGTTTCAAATATTACTAAATTTAACACAAATCCGTTTAGTACATGGCGTAGTTCGTTTAGAGAATGTGTAAAATTGAGTAGCGGAGTAATTCTTGGAGATGATTTAACAGAATCTCAACTTAGATTGAATACTTGGCTTTATCAAGGTGGCGACAGTGAATTTGGTGAATATGCAAAAGGCGGTGCGAGTGCGGGACAGTGGTACGGAACCACTTATAAAGATGATCCTGGAGCACTATCTAAGATTAATGATTACGAGTGGTTAGAGATGCAGTTTAATCAACACATTGAAATGTTTCCTCCAGTTGAAACATTTAAGGATTTAAAAGATCCATCTACTATTGCTACTTCTTCGATGTCAGATTGGATTAGTGCATTTCGTGAAAGTGCAGAGTTAGCAAGGTCTGATACGCCTGATGCTGATAGAATACAAGAATTGTTGTATAGTGGTCATAACGAATATTCGCGTGGCGGCGCAAGTGCTGGCAAGTGGTTTGGTGAAACTTATAAGAATGATCCAGAGACCTACGCTAAGATCAAAGACGACTCGTGGTTAGAGGGTGAGTTCTATTATCACATAGAAACTCACCCTCCGGAGACTTTTAAGTAAGATCAGCAGCCATTGGAAATACAGTGGCAATTACTTTGGCACAAGCAATTGCTACTTCTTGGTGCTCTTTCTGAGTACCATTTGCACTACGCAATTCAATAAAGTGAATCCATGAACGTAGTGTGCCATTCATATATAAACGACTTTCTGTAAGACCCTCTGGCAATACTGCACGAGCTTGTTCTTTAGCAATACCACGCTTGATTGCTTCTGTATAGATACGTTGCACATTTTCAATTACAAACTTCTGTTGTGCATCCCACCAAGCAGTCAATTCTGCGTCTGATGTTTCTATACTGTTTTGTCGATTTTTTGTGTCTTGCAATCTAGTTTCTCTAAGTACAAACGAGAGGTCTTTAGTTGGGTCAGCATATCGCTGGCTGAATTCTTGGAAACTAAAACTTCTGTGTCGCAGGATTTGTCGGGCAATGTCTCTGGTGGTTGTAATTTCGATACAAGCGGAGACCATTTCAAGTGGGCTCCAGTGTTGGTGTTTGACCAAGTACTTGATGAGTTTTTCTGATGTGTCTGTGTTGAGTTGATTGGAAGGATTGCTGACACGGGCGCAATACGCAATGAGTTCCTGTGCATCTGAGATGCCAAGATCTCTAAATTCCGGTGTTGGTTGTGAATAGGATAATAGCTGAACATTCATTATTTATAGCTTTTTTTTCTTTAAGAATTTATCGGTAGATTTTTTAATATCTTTTTTAACTTTTTCAGTATCTAATTTGAAATCAACATTGTCAATCTTATCTTCGTAGTTCTTTACCAACTCGGATAACGATTTTTCAAATAATTCCCAGCCAGCTTTTCTGGTCTGCGGAGTCACACGGATTTCCCAAGTTTTCCCATCTTTAAAATTGACTAGTACTGCATTTAAATAACTTATTGGTAGTACATTAAGTTTTATATCACCGAATACTTCGGGCCAATGATCGATGACATCCTTGGGAAGAATTCTTCCCTGAGACGTCATTTTTTCGTCGTAGGTACTAGCTCTTCGGCCATGCGTCTAAATGATGCCGCTTCCTTGGATAATCTATCTGCCTTGGAACGATATTCTTTAGCCTGTGCATCTGGAGTCAATTCAATTGTAGCAGTGACTGATGTTGCAACAGCTTCTGCTACTGCCGGCTCTCCGAGATCACGGGTGCGAGGAACTTCTGACAAACCTGGTTGTACAGAAAGTTCATCAACTGGAATTCCACGTTGCTCTGCAATAATTTGATTTAACTCGGACAGGGTAATGCTTTCTGCTAGTGTTGGCGTCATTTCAATCGCATCAGTTGCTATTTTAATCAAACGTCCAGTTGAATGTAATGCTGGCAACATTCGACTTCCGTCTGGAAATTGCGTACGATCCATTGCTTCTGCAAATTCGTAAGCATCTTGACCAGCATGGCTTTCAACCAAGTTAATCAATGCATCGTGATATGCATCAGGCAAATTTTCAGTTGGAACAATTAGGCAATAGTATGCATCTCCGGGCAGTGTACGATATGCTACTAGACATTTTTTATTAGTAGCTTTGACTCTACCAATGTGTTTTAGTTCACTCATTGTTTCTTTGCTCCTTCAGCTTGTTTAGCAACCTGATCTAAAAATGCAGTTAACTTAGTGTAAGTTTGTCCAACTGCTACCATTTCGTTAGGCTTAAAAGCACCACGAGAGCTGGCAATATCGATGATAACTTTCATTGCATTTAGATCGTTGATATTCAATTCGTTTGCTGGCTCTTGAGTTGCAGTTTCTTGAGCTTGGGTGTTTTCTTGTACAGTATCAGTCATAATATCTCCTTAGTTTAAGTACGTATATAATTTATCTAGTCTGTAAATATGGACAGGCAATTGTGAAGAAACTGAGTTCTTTTTCGCTTTCAAATCCTATTTTAGTATTATGTGCGATTGTATTTGTACGATCCACAGTAACACCTTGCCCTATGTAATAGCGATTATTTAGATTTTTTTTGATCCAGTCATCGATATTTTTATATAATGTAGGATTGTATCGATCTAAATGCATATATTTAAAATGCGGGCAGGCAAACTCAACCCTCCGCAAATCGAAATAATTTAGAGGATTAGGTTTGCCGTTCTTCAGACTCATGCTGTTTCTGTAGCCATGTCGTAGTAGGCAAACTCGCCCCAAGGTGGGACAATAGTATTATTACCATGGATAATGAATACAGTATCGCAGTAGTTTTCGTCGCCCCACGAACCGTATGGGTAGCCGTCTGTAAACATGATAAACTTTTTAGGATTAATATTATGTTCTTTCATGTAATCCCAGTTAGCATCAAACTCGGTACCACCACCGCCCATAACTTCGTAAGAATCAAACTCGTCCATGGAGTAGCCATCAAAATCTTGTTCGTTGTAAACTTTAGTATCAAAGCACCATACTTTAATTTTAAAGTCTTTGTACTCTTGCATAATGCCTTTAATCTCACTCAAAAAGTCTTTAGCTTGGTCGTCACCGATTGAACCAGACATGTCAATGCCAACACAAATGTCAATAGTCTCTTCGTAAGCGGAACCGGGCAGTATTGCACTCATGTGCCAACCCTTACGATTGGGACGCATAAAACTATAATCGTATTTGATAGTACTTTGAATTTGCTGACGCAAAATCTCACGCCAGTTCATCTTAGGCTCTGTAAGATCTTTGATCATTCGTTGAACACTTGCGGGCACATTTCCCGCACCCGCTGCCTGTGCCGCTTGCATTGTGGCTTCACGGATCTCGTCACGGATTTGTTTCAATTCTTCTTTGCTGTACTTAGGCTGACCATCTTTGCCATCTTTGTCACCCCAGTCAATATGGTCGTCGAGCAATTGACCTAACTGGTTGAGTTCTTCTTCGTCCATTTCGTCAAAGATTTTATCGTAAACTTCTTCGGCACCCATACCATAGTATTTTGGATCATGGAAGATTTTAATGCCTTCAATATTGTGTTCTCCAATACGATCACGTACCAATTGACCATTTACACAATAGTCAGCGGCAATGTTAAAGATACGTGGATTACGGCCTTCACGACGACCCATGTGATCAAACACATTATGCAAAATTTCGTGTGCAATGACAAACTCAACTTGTTTAACTGTAAGCGGAGTAAAAAATTCACGATTAAAATAAATGGTGCGTCCGTCTGTTGCGGCAGTACCCATCCACTCTGTACCTTCTTCAATTTTCAAACGTGTGGCCATATTGCCAAAAAACGGATGGCGAAGTAATAGACCCACACGGGCTATAATAATTTTATCAATAATTGGATCTACGTGTGACATATCTACTCCTGATGTTTGCTGTATGTATATATTATAACACCACCCGAAGGTGGTGTCAAATAGGGCTAAACCAAATTAGTTCTTGTCAGTTGCCGCCGCAATGTACTTGCCAAACTTAGCATGGAACTTGTCAAAACATTCGATCTCATCTGGATCCAATGGCAATTTGTAAGTGCTCAATGCCAACTTAGTTCCCATGATAACCAATTCTGTTTCAAAGTTATCCATAATAAACTGGAAGAAGTTGTTCACTTGATCGTTCCAATTCTTAGCCTTCTTGTCGCAAGCATCTTTCAATTCGTAGCACAATGACACAGTCAAAGAATACATAGCCGAAATTTCTTTTGACTCCATCTTCTTAACCTTGCCATTCAAAATGTCTGTAGGGTTAGGCATTTTGCTGGCATGCTTACGATGTGCCATAAATTTGATAGCCAATCCTTCACCAACAGAACCACTTACCAAATCAGTCAATGTTTCGTTGTCGCAGTCATCGTCATGCAATAGTTCAGAAACAAAAGACCAGCTACGTGGAGTAGCAAAGGCACGTGAACTAGACTTAGGATCAAAGTCGTACAGATCCTTTTTAGAGAAACTCAAGAAGCCAACAACGTCCTTATGCACCTTGTTTTCAGCGGCCCACTCAAAGTAGTCATCCCACTCAACAGTCATTTCCAAGTGAACGAAACGGTTTGCTAATGGAGCGGGCATACGGAATGTCACACCCTTGTCAGTTTCACGATTACCAGCCGCAACCATTACAACATTGTCGGGCAACTTATAAGTGCCAACACGGCGATTCAAAATAAGCTGATAAGCCGCGGCCTGTACGCTAGGTGCGGCACTGTTCATTTCGTCTAAGAACAGCACAATCTTCTTGTGCTTTTTGGCAAACTCTTCATCAGGTAATTCGCTAGGAGGTGCCCAAACCATTTTATTGACATTGGAATCAAAATAAGGAATACCTTTAATGTCGGTAGGTTCCCACAGGCTCAAACGTACATCAATAACGTGAGCATCAAGTTCTTCGCCCAATTGTTTAATAATATCAGACTTACCAATTCCTGGGGGACCCCAGATAAAGATTGGACGCTGATTTTTAAAAGCCTTACGCAAAGACTTTTTAGCATTTTTTGGGCCAACTGTGCGGCTAAGGATC